AGCCACAGCACTGCGATCAGGCGTAACCGTCACTTCATTTAGAGTAATAGATCCACTTGTTGCACCTTCATTTATATATCTTAGCTCGTAGTATTCTCTAGCATCAGCATCAAAGGCAAATCTAAACTGACCATTAATGTTAGGCAGTAGAGTATCACCGCTAGAGTTATCAGTTGATAGCGCTACCTCAGCCTCACCAGTGACGTAAGCATCTGAGTAACTATATATTTCCATCTTGCAACTGCCAGCAGTGTAGCCAGTAGCTAACATATATTGGAAAAATCCTAACCGAGTATTCCTTGCAGATTCAGGAACTCTAAACCTGATTGAGCTATGGTCTCCAGTACCAGCAGAAAAACTAATCTTAATAGCAGAGGTTACAGTATCTCCCAGGGGGAAGGTTGTTGTCTCTCGGCTTAAGGTAGTACCTGCACCACTGTCAAGCCAATCACCCACATCATCAGTGCCGCTATTATCCAAAGCCAAAGAAGCATTAGGGTTAATGTTTAAGTTGACGCCGCCGCTACCGCCACCACCTCCGCTGCCTACATTTAGATCAGTTGGGTTAGTTACAATTACACCTTCTGCAAAGCGTCTTTTTTTAATTTCTGCTGTCATTATAGACCTCTTAGATTGTTTATTTTAATTGTAGTTACTTGCGGATTTCTTTTTATATCAGTCACCTTGCCATCTGGAACGATTGAACCAGTAGCATTAAGATTAAAATCATCTCCTAAAAGAGTATCTATATTCTTTGTTGCTGTAGAAAAATCATGCTCCATTTGTCTTTGAGCATACACAGAGGCAATTGCAGCCGCTCTAGCCGATATATCATTTAGGCAATGTCTTAGTTGCTTGTGACTAGTAATCGAATGCAGGTATTTAGACTTGTTTGATTCAGATGAAATAGATGTCAAGGTTATATCTGTTTCATCTATAACGTTTGGATTAGTTAGAGTCAAAGAGGATGCAATGTCAGAATACTTAATTGAACTTGTTAGGCTTGATTCAATTACATCTAAATCAGTGATGCTAGTAGTTGGATCAGGAGCTTTAAGCAGATGGTATTCAATCTTGCCGTTTTTGTTAGGAGCTATATATCCCAATGTAGATTTAGTAATTAACTCACAGTAATCTAGATAACTAGAGTACCTACTTTCATCAAACTGAGGGACTGTCAAATTAACCGTAGCACTAAGTTCTAGGTCTGCTGCTGCAAAGGTAGCGTCCTCGGTTTCAAGTCCAGAAAGTTGGCAAAGCTTTTTTAGAGCATTAGCATGAGTAAAACCATCAGATGAAGTTCTGAATGAAACAATAGCCGTAGGGCTTTTTGGATTAACAAAGGTCACCTGTGCAGTATAGACGCCTCCAAAGATACCTACGCTTAGGCTGTAGTCAGAAGGATCAGTCCAGCCAGGACTGTATATAGATATACTCTTATTAGGTGTTGTTGCAGTTATGTTCCCTAGGCTACCGGGAGTAGATCCAAACCCAATAGCAGGGCACATTATATTGTAGGTATTGCCACCACTTGTGAAGTTACCTACGTGCAAAATACGAAAATAATTAGTAACAGAACCACTGCCAGGGTCATAGGTTAGCTCTAGTGCATCTCCAACCCTTACCTCAGATAGACTTGAGTACCTAAGTGCAAAGGCATTAACAATACTGCCATTAAAAGCAAGGTCAGTATAAGCCTGCAAAGCGCCAAAGACCTGGGTTTTTATATTGGAAAATTGGTTACACAAAACATAAGTTTTGTTATCTTCGCCTGTTCGTCCGTATTCGATGTTAGTTGCTATAAGCCTTGGAACCTCAGCTTTGCCATCCACACTAGATTCGGTAGGATCTATATATTCTGATCTAATTACAGTAGGTGAAGTCTTACCGAATACCCAAGTTATAGGATCATCCTGCTTAGCCATATCAAGCCTTGGATAGTTAGCCTTTCTTGCATAAGACAATTCTGGATTGCCCATATCAGCTAGAGCAGTAAGCTTATTAAGTGTATCAAATACAGCCACCCTAATGATTCCATTGCCAGAGACACTAAAACCACTACCCACCTTGCCTGTAAATAAAAGAGCTAGGGAATCATTAATGCCATACCAAACAACAGTATTAGAATTACTAATGGAATCATTATCGCCGCCTATGATGTCCCTGATACTAGTGTCAGTATCTATAATGGATAAGGTTGTATTAGCTATAGTTATAACCCCTGCCAAAACGTTTTTAAATGTCTCAGAAGCAGAGGGTGAGGATTGCAGTTTAGGTTCCCAAAACCTTGACGGGTTAGAATCAGATACAGGATCTAAGGGATCTTTGCCGTAGTACCTACCTTTTTGTGTTGTAAGATATAGATAATGGAAAGCTATGATGACATTACTATTTACATTGGGTGCGCTAGCTATTTTGACGCTAAGGGTTTTACTACTCTCATCAAAGGAATATTCATCGTTAATTGCGGGAGCGCCACTAACCCTTGTCATCTGTGTCCCATTGCGTGCGATCCCGGAGATATCAGATATATCTGTGAACTGAACGCTATAGATGCCGCCACCTTGACTGACTAAATCATCATTGATATAGCGAGCAGGTTCAAGCCTTACCAAGGTGAAACGGCTACTAGCTTTTTTAAGTTTCTCTAAAGCAATACTCATTCAAACCCCACAAGTATGCACCTAGCAGAGGTTTGAAGTTCTACAGACCTTTGATAAACTGGCTCTGGGTTATCCATTACATACCCAATTTCATAGGAGGCAGACTTTGTGTAATTAGTAGTCTTTATTTTAAGAAAGTAGGTTTCTCCTGCAGATAGTGACTGCCTATCAAATACAAAAGGAACTACCCCTACCCAGCTATTAGTCAAACTAAAGCCAAAAGGTATCTCAGATAGTGTTTGAACGTGTGAACTAAATAGGGGTGTCTGCGCTTCACTAGATCCATAGACTTCAATCTGAAGTGTTTCTAGTCCACCAGGAGTACCCTTAGCATGTAGCCAACAAAGAACTTGGTCGAGCTCCATACTGCTTTCAATTAGGAAGCTGCCTAGCTGCTCACTTGAACTAGTTGGCAGTAGTCCGATATATAGATCTCTTGGAAATTGCAGGAAACTCATACTGCCTCACGGAAATTAAAGTTCATTGACCATTTATCCCTAAATAGATTCTGAAAATTAGGGTCTGATTCAAAGTAACCAAAGTAGGTGAACTCACTAGCATCAACAGATACCTGTGCAGTTGGGTCAATTGACACAAATAGCGGTATAGTACGCCCATAGTCTTGGTATAATTGCTCTAGGTATACCCTGTCATCTTGACTTATTACTTGATATGTCATGCCTCTAATAGCTTGGTATTTGACCTTCTCATCAAAGTATTGAGTACCTGATTCAGACTGCTGCTGGTTAGAAGGATCTACAACGTTCTTACTAAAGCCAGATGTAATGTTTATATCGGTAGTGCCATGATTCCCAATATAGATCTTTGATATGTCTATACCTTCATTGCCTAGTGGGTTTTGTTTATCTTGATACTCGACCCTCCAGTATCTCATAGTCTTTTGGGACTCAGTGAAATCGTCAAGGTATTGAATGATACCTCTAGCAGATGGGTTTAAAGTAACTTCAATTGGAGGGGTATCCCAAAGATCTACGTTATTGCCTTTAATCGTTATCCTGGCGCCAGAGCTAAATGGGAACTGCTTATCAAGTAAAGATATAATGCCCATACAAGTGACAGTAAAAGGAACTCCAAAGTCTATTTGAAACCACTCGCTGGTATGATTACGTCTTTCATCTGCAGCAAAGCTAGTACCAGTTCTATCAGTGCTACCTGCAAAGCCAATGGTATCCCAAACAGCATTAGCAGTGCTTGATAGATCAATGGTCTTAGAACCACTATTAGATAGTGTAAACTTGTTAGAAGAGTAGGTAACTGACCAGCCTGAATCTATTGCATTAAGTTTGCTTTGTATCTCGGTCACTAATGCAGCTGGCAGGTAGCTTCCTATACTTAAAGAGGCAGTGAGTGATTCTACGTATAGCTGATTGTTTTGTGCAGTGATGTCAAAGTTACCAGCAGGTATCCAAACCTTAGCTCTAAAGTCATCTAGAGCATTAGTGAAAGGAAAGGCAGTTAACTGAGAGGAATAAGATATCCTGCCTGTGTCATAGTAATCTTGACTTAGACCGTTGTTATCCCAAAACCTTAGGTTACAAGTCATGCGCTAATCCTCTCGTTTCTTCTGCTAAAATCAAGTAGCAAGTTAGTTAGCCCGTCTTCATTAAGAGTGATCATGCCTCCTCCTTGCCCTCCTTGACCTGCTATCTTAGCCAGTAGTGAGTTAGTTTCGGACATATCTAAATCACCACCTGCTCTTTTTTGCTCTCTAAGAAATGTGCGAAGTTCTTGTACATCATTTCTAGGCACTACTAGCTCACCAGAAGTTAGGTTTGCAGCGAAACTATCGTTATTAAATCCGCTAGGAACAGTGCCACCTTGTGCAAGTCCAACAACGTTTTTAAAGCTGTCTGATACTTTACTGCCTACACTCCCGCCCCCTGGAGTAACAGCACTTCTCATTCGCTCGATAATGCCATTAAAGGCCTCTATCATTCTGTTTGGAAGTGAGAGTATCGGATCAACAAGATGCTTTATAAATAGGTTTATTATATCTATAAATGCTGACCTAATGCCATCTGCAAAGGATCTAGTACCTGATACAAATGCCGCTCCTATATCCATACCAAGGCTAGCGAGTATTTGATTAAATATAGCTCCAAAAGAACCTAAGAAGTTTTCTAGGCCTGAGAAGAAACCTGTAAACACACCGCTAATTGTATCAGCAAACATCAAAGCACCATCTGCAATACGCTCCGGTAGGCTTATTAGTCCCTGTGTTAGAGATTCTGCAAAGGTAATAGTAAATAGATCAAATACTTCTAGTAGGCCTTGATTAAGTCTTTGGCCAACACCATCCAGGTTTCTGCTTATAGACTGGCCAAACTGTTCACCGCCTGAAATGATGGCAGGTATAGAGAAGTTTGATACGCCTTTTTTAAAGTCCTGTGCTATGCCATCTCCAATGTCTTTGGTTTTGGCTTTAGAAAATACTAGTGTAGTTCCTGTTATTTCTTGGACTAAAGCTTGAACTAATCCCTTAGCTACATCAGCCCAGATTGCAGGATTAGTTAGAACTACAATTGCCTTAATTAGGGCTTTAATAATGGCTGGTACTGCTTTTACTATGCCTATAATTATCTCATCAAGGTTCTCAATGATCGCCTCAATTAATAGAGGTATTGAATCCGCGATAGCTACTAGGATCTTTGGAAGTTCAGAAGCAAAGGCAGCAACCAAACCAGATATAGCTTTTGGATCTGATAGTAGGTCTAGTATTGAGGATGCTAGTGCTCCAAAGCCAGGGAACAAAGTATCTACTAATAATCCTACACCACCTATAATTACATCTTTAGCACCCTCAGCTCCTTTTTTTAAGCCGTTTGCAAGTATAACCCCACCTGCAATAAACGACTTCTTTAAGTCTGTCTCAACTTCTTCTGCTACTTTTGGCTTAGGCTTATCACCCTTAGTCTTAAGTTCTACAGTTACAGGTTCAGCTACTTCCTTTTTAAAGTCATTAAACTTATCTATTAAGTCTCCAATGAAACCTGAATCGAATGCTTCTCTAAGGCTGTCTCCAGACTTTTGTGCCTCACCTGATAGGACTACTAACTCAGACTTCATCTCTTGAAGTTCAGTTTTTAATGCATCTGCATTTTGTACAACCTTAAAGCCAAGTAAAGAGTTAGTAGGTATTCCACTCACACCTTGAGAATGTATTTCTTTGATTGCCTTTTCAGTAGCAGCAATCTCTTTATTTAAAGATGTTATCTTTTGAAGATTAAAGGCCTGTGCTATTGCAGGTCCAACTAGGCCCAGGTTTCTTACCAGAAGGTCTACAGCTATTGCTGCTGCTGCTACCCCTGTTGCCATTAGTAAGGCTTTGCCTGCTAAAAGACCTACCGCTATAACAGCCTTTTTAGCTGCACTTCCAAGTAGGACAATAGCCGCTCCAAAGTCTTTTAAAGAGGCTAGTGCACCTAATCCCTTTACTGCGCTATATAGTGTGATAGCTCCATTAAGCGCAAGTATCGCTGCAGTGGTTTGAAAGATTAGTCTAGGCAGTCCTGTGATAATTGTTTGATACTCTTTAAAGAAGAATACAGCCTGCTTAACTGAAGCTACAGCTAAATCAAATGCACTAATTAAACCATCTGTGATCTGAGTTACAACCTCACCGATAGCATCTTTATTTAATTCTACTTGCTCAATTAGGAACTCAAACCCTGCTGTCAAAGCCTTGATAGCTCTCACAACAGATGGGTTTTGAATTATAGTTGCTCCTAAACTTTCTAGCAAATCCCCAAAAGCATTAGATGACTGCTCTAGTGCACCGCTAAATGTATTGATTTGTGCTGCTGCAGAGCCTCCATATTGATCTATAAGGATCTTAGCCGCATCACCCGCTTGTAGCTGAGCAGTAGTTAAGGCCTTGATCTTTGGATTAACTTCACCAAGTTCGCCAGCAAAGCCTCCTAGGGTCTTAGAAAGCTGGCGTGTAGATTCTTCTAATGATTTACCTGTAGCAGCTGATAGCTCAGTAGCAGCAGTTACTAGTTGTTTGGCTTGCTCGTTAGTAGCACCGAAAGCCTTAGCGAGTGCTAGCTGCTCTAGTATTGCTTCATCACCAAACCGAGTAGCCCGCTGGAGGCTAGAGGCATAATCTTGTAGTCCCTTAGATGCGCCTTCTGAGAACTCACCAGATATTTTAAGAGCAGTGTTTAAACTGTTTATGGCATCTTCTTGCCTTGATGCAGCTGAGGTTACAGTTTTGATTCCCTTGATTAGAGCACCTGCTGCAAGCCCTGCAGCCACACCAGCAAAAGCACCCTTGAGGCTAAAGACTGAATCAGTAATTGACTTAAGAACAGACTTAGATGACTTGCCAAAGCCTTTAAGTGACTTGATAGCCTTTGTTGAATCTACTCCGATACCAATTGTTACATCGTCTTTAGCCATTTAATCTCACTTTTTTAGTTTGGCTCTAAAGCTATCAATCTGAGAGTCAATGTATAAAAGAACCTCTGTTTCAAACTTAGAAACTTTCTCTTTAATCCCAAGGCTAACAAGTCTCTTTCTTCTAAAGTAAAGGGCTATAAAGCTAACTGCTCCGTTATCAGGTACGATGTTACTCATAACTATTGAAGAGCAGCTAACCCTTATAGCCGCCTTTAGTTTTTTGACAAGGATACAGCGCCACTTACCCTAGGTATTAGACACTTATTTACAAGTTCTTCGCCTTCAGTAGTCTCATACAGATCCTCAATACTAGTGTACTTAACACCGTCGTACGCAATATTGATCTTTGGATATACCTTATCCAGTGTTTCAAACATCGCTATGATTCCCTCAAAGGCATCTGCTTCTAAAGACTTTTGAATACCTGCAGCTATCCTAAAACCCTCTTTACGCTTGATTTTCTTCTTACTAATTGTACCCACAAAGATAGTGTCAAACTCTTTGCCTGGACCTACTTCAATAACTTCCATAACTTGCTCCTTCGGTGTGGTGATTACAGTTGACCTAGATATATTTCGCCTTGTCCATTTTTTACATAAGGAGTTAGCGTCATATTAACGATTAGAATTGAATCTTGTTCATCAAGAACAAACTCAGATATCTTTGCTTGCGGTATCCAAAGGCTCATTGTCTTACCGGGAATCCAGTTACCAGCAGAATCCTTGTCACCCCAAGTCCACATAAAACCTACATCGGAATTCTTGTGATACTTGTGCCACTTCTTAACATCGTAGTTCTCAACAAAAGCAGTAAGAGTGATAGCGTCCTCTCTTGAGCTAATTGCTGTAGCTGATCTACCTGTCTCGGCACAAAAGCTATCAATGTCGATAATTGAATTAGTAAGAGATGCTGATATACTAGTCACATCAAAACAAACATTGTCCTCTGGATCTCCAAAGGTAACTTTATTTGAACGTGCTACTGCAGGACTTGCATCATCAAATACAGGAGTGTAAGGAGCAGACCAGTCTTTAGCATTATCTGCTGTATAAGTAATAGTGCCATCATCATCTGCGCCTACATCAAAGCCTAGTAGCGATCCGATAGTATTCGCAGCATTAGCACCTGTGTCCCAAAGTAGTTCAAGTACTGTAGATGTAGAGGTAGATACTACAAACTTTCCTGTGTTGTTATTATACTCAACTAGGAATGTCTCTAAAGGATCTGCAGCATTCATAGCTAAGGTCATTGCCTCTGCAACGTCCATCGGGTCTTTATACCACTTAGCATTGATAGCTGCTGCAAAGGTGCCGTTATCAGAAGTAAAGTCTAAAAACCTTGCTGCTGTTACTAGCATCGGATTGTAATAACCATTAAGGCCAACCATTTCGTAGGAGGCATTGATATATTCCGCTGCTGCTGCCGAGATAGTTAGTCCTCCAACTCTACAGCCAGAAGCCATTTGAACTACACCGTTTGCAACATTGCCTTTATAACCCCAAACAGTAGTAGTCGGATGACCATCATTTGTTGGTGCATAGTAAACTGGTAATCCTAATTCTACTCCTGTTGCAGGCGCAGCATCTAAATTAAAGTTCATTGTTAGGTCGTCAGTAGCAACATCTGAAACCCAGCGTACTGAGTGAGTAGCTAGAGGATCTTTTACTAGTACTGGTCTACCGCGAGGGAACTCTACGCCTTCACCAGTATCAACTTTAACCACTGAGGTTGTAGAGGATGCAACGGTATCTCTTTCGGTAGCTACTTCAGTCTTAGAACCAAAAGCAGATTCAAGAAGAACACCGTAGTTAGGTGCTTGACCTTCTACGCCTGAACCCCTTGCATAATGCTCAAGAGTAATAGCGGTATTCTCTTTGCCTTGCTCAGGAGCAGAAGAACCGATAGTGCCAGTCTTTTCTGCATTGGTTAGAGTTTCAAAGGTAGTAGAGATACTAAAGCCTTCTTGTACGGCTATAAAATCTGTACCTGCTGCTGGTACTACAGGAGTACCTTCTGTCACTTCTTTTTTAATCGCTGCTGCGTCAGAGCGTGTCGAAATTGCCATGTCGGCCTCCTATTTAAATTAACAATCGCTTACTTCTATCTTAACCAAATACTCAGAGGCTAATACGTAGTATCTGGCACCTGGGTTTTCTGGATTAGGATCTGTTATCTCATTTATACCTGAATCTGATATCCAATAGGCATCAATTGCCTTTTGATTTAATTGCCTATCGCCTGCTATTTGTAACCTCACTAATTCAGCGTGAGCCAGCATCTCGGTCTTAAGCGTTGCAAAGCCTGAAGTATTAGTTGAATTAATGTTAATCTCTCTGGTTATTATAAGTGATAAACTTCTTTGCTGCACTCTTAGGTTATTAAAGTTATCCCCAGCAAGATCGGCTTCGTTAAGTTCCCATACAAAACCTTGAGTCATGTAAAGATCTGCAGAATCATTTAGGTTTGCACCCTCTGGGATTTCGCAATAGTAAGGAGTAATTGAACCAGCACCGATACTAGATTCAGTCTTAGCTCTTAACTCAGTTAGTACATTTGACCAGTTGCTTATCATCTGTTTGCAAACCCCGTTCTAATTAGTCTCTCACGTCCCCTGAGAACACCATCAGCAGCCTTATCAATGTTCAGGCGTTCTAGCTTCATAGCATCATCATAGGCTGTGTGTGTTGCATCCTGCTGGTCTTTAAAACCTCTACCTAATCCTGTATAGATGATGTTAGCCTGCTTATGAATTGAGCATAAGTTGAACTTACTAACATCAAATATCTGACCGTCTTCAAGGATGATATTTCTAGTCTTTAGATCTCTAATTATGAACTCAGCAGACATAAGCCCTTGCTCAAGCCATCCGGTTTTAGTTCCCGGTGCCGAGCGCTTCCATTGATCCCTAGTCACTTGATTATCTAGTGCAGGGTAAAAAGAATACATCTCACCATCGGTGGAGAATAGATTGCCGATATGGTTAATGGTAAGTGAATCAATATCTGCTGTAGGCCTTATTCTTAGCCAGTAATAATCAAATATCTGAGGTCCACTCTCTAAGCCTGAGACATTATTTGAATCGCATTGGTTAGTCCAGTTAGTGTCATAGCGGTTAAGTCTCCAGTGAAGGTAACCGGAGCGTCCTAAAGTATTGCCAGTGACTACTGTTCTATCTCTTCTATCAACTGTATTTTTCCACTCACTGCCTGACCAGTAATCTATTTCAAGTGAAGCAGGGCTTGCATTAAATGTTTCAAGATCAAAGAACCTTGATACAAATGGTAAGTACTGTCCGATATAAATAAAGCCAGTAGATTCCAGAGCCAATGTGACACTGCCATCTCTAAAGTTATTTAGATCATCACTAGCATCAACAAGATCTGAACCTGTAGATTCGATGTAAAGTATTCTTTGTGTCTCACTACTAATCATACTCTAGTCACTTTCTGGTTTTGGTTTAATCGCTTCTGCTAATACTTTTAAAGCCTCTTGACCCTGCGCGTGTGCTTGTAGTGGTACAGGAGCTAGTGCTGCTAATTGTCTTAATACTTCTAATGCTTGTTCGCTGTTCATATAAATCCTAATCCGGTAGATCTGAGACTACGGTTGCTCCAATAAGTATGCCTGATTTACCGCCTAATGATAATCGTCTTAGCTGCTCTAGCTCGGTTTCTTCAAGATCAGGAGCTTCTACGATCTTTGCATTAAGTGAAGCAGTCCAGGTATTGGGGTCTGCTGCAGGGTCTATTGGGTTATCGATACCGTGAAACATATAGTTAATTGATTCAAATGGAGCTTTGCCTAGTAGGGCATCTAGCTTCACTACATAACCACCAACCCTAGCCGATGTGAAGTTTTTCTCAACATCAACGGTTACTGAATTTATACGCCAATAGTTAAGCGTTATTCCTGATCTTGTAATATAGTCTTTTGATAGCCCCATTAGTGCATATCCACCCAAGAGCTACTTGCTCTTATCTGTAGTTTATTTGTAGTTGTATTATAAATCTGCATACCGTCAATTGCTGTTAAGGCATCTCTTGTTGTTGTATCCATCCTAGCATTTACAAAAGATTTTTGTGAACCAATTTCAAAAGCTATAGAGCTATTTGTGACCTTGCGAGTAGAAGAACCAATATTAAGAGAGCCGCCAATAAAGTTTTCAGCAAAAGTTGGCACACAGTGAAGACCCCATACGTCTGTTCCCACTTGACCAAAGCTTTGATTAAATTCAAATGCTACAAACTCATTTATGGTTGTAACGCCATTGGGAATTGCCTCTACTCTAGCACCATTAACTCTATCTATAGTACCCCCTGTGCTTGTTGACAGGTTAAGGGCATAAACAGCCATATTCATAAAATCTAACGTAGAGCCCACACCTGTTGATACTACGCAAGGTAGAGCTACCGCTGCAAAACCTAGTTTAAATGCCCCAGATGTACACACTGAATTGTCTTCTAGTGTTATAAGCATTGCATTGTTAACGCCGATTGCATCCACGTTAGCTACTGTAACGCTATCGAGAGCAACCATTGAGGTTGTTAGCCCATGCATTTGCTGCGGGTTTCCGCCGCCATCTATTGGGTTTGAAGCATAAAAAGCGTTAAGTTGTCCCGCACTCAAATCACCATTAAAACTAAGAGATCCGTTTATATTTACATCGCCATTAAAATCTGCAGCACGAATAACTCCAGATGCAGTTACATTTGTCATATCTACTTGAAGACCAGTTGCATTATTTCCCGATGTAATATTTGGGCTTACCTGAACACCTGTAAAGTTTCCTGTTCCAAAAGTACCGTAGGTGCCAAAAACACCAATACCTATAGCACCCGCACTACCTGTTAGGGTTGTGATGTTGGGGTTAATGTTCATAGCACTAAAGTTTTTATCGTTAGCTATAGATTCTATTTGTGGATTTGAAGAAAATGAGGTGTAAAAACTAGATGCACAGCCAATTACTGCACCGTCGTAAAAAGCATTAGTGTAGGAGTTTACAAGGTCTAGAGTAGCTGAGGCATCAATTACAGGCTGATAGCCATAGCCCTGCATAGCTCCTGATATATTTACATTGGCATTAACATTCCCAAAGCCATGGTTATAGGTAAAGCCTTTAACATCTATAGCATCTACTCCATTACCGAGATTAAAGTAATTAGACATAAAATCTATAGAGCCAGTATTGCCGGTACCAAGATGACCAATTGTATTATTTAATACCCCTGCTGCTCTACCTGAAGTACCAAAATCAAAACCACTAGAGTTATTATCTAAGTTTATTGAGCTTTGATGCAGTGAATAGCTTTCATTAGCTGAATTAGCTAGAGGCTCTATATTGATATTACTTGAATTAAGAGATGTTCCAGATAGGTTGTTTGGCTTTGGTGTTAAGTTTTGAAAGGTACCACCGAAAGTATTATCCCTAGATAAATTAGGATGACCTTCGATTAAACCAGCATTTGTTTTGTATATAAAAGCGTTAGTATTAGCTGGAGATATCTCATCTTGTTTTAGATCAAGGGCTGTTTGTGTAGCTGTGCTAATGGGCTTATTTATATCACTAGTATTATCTACATTAGCTAGCCCTACGTCACTCTTTGTTAGAGTTACATCTCCTATTTTTCCAGAGACAGAAGTTACTAATGGCTCAAAGGGTATATGACATCTAGATCTTGATAAGCCTTGCGTCCTCATAACAATTGTTGGGTCTGTTCCTATTCCAGATACCGAGGCTTTGATAGCTACTGTTATCCTGTCAGTTGCTGCAATAGTGGTAAAAGGTATCGTTGCATAGGCTTTTAAAACACTGTTAGAACCAGTTACGGCAGTAGTTAGGTTGGAGGTAGCTATTAGTGTGCTAACCCCTAAAGTAGTCCTGTGATAAAACTCTGCATATAGCTTGGCCTCTTTAGTGCCTGCGCTCTTTCTTGCGGTTACATAAAAAGCAGCACCCCCCGATGGCACGTATGTAACTGCTGGTACACCTGAAATTGAGGCATACTCTGCAATCAAAGAGCCTGTGGTTGCTGAAACCTTAGTAACCTCAGCGCCTCCCCCTGGGGGTATACCTCTTGTCATGTCAAGCCTAGCTCCACCAAAATTAGAGGCTACGCTAGTAAAGTAATAAGACACAGAGCCATCAACTAAAGATGCTAACTCTTGCGTAAGATCTTGCTGGTTACTTAGAGCTCCGGTTATATCACCCCACGCACCACTACCTGAACCAGTAGACTTATTAATCAAGTCTAAGTTACCTGTTAGGGGATTGAATACAAAACAAAGGCTCACGTTCTTACCACCGAGACTAGTTCACACTTGGTAGAATCTGTATAAGTTACAGTTATAGTGCCTAGAGTAGTCCCACCTACCCCGCCACTTTTGTAAGTAAATACATCGGTAGTGGCTGTGGGATTGTTTTCTAGGTAGTCATAACCAGATGGTAGCATAGCAGAGCAGTCAACTGTCCTTACTGCTGGGTTACCATCACACTCAACAAACTTATCAAATTCTCTACAGTTTAAATTTCTATCTAAAGCCATTTAATCCTCTAAAAAGCAGGGCTCAAACTGTTTTAAGGTCATCACCCTGCTCGTTGTTCTCACCACCGAAAGAACTCGCTTTATCTATCTCATTCAAAACTCTTTTGTGCATACCATCGGTTGTACGGTAGTAGGCAAAAGCACCATTAGTATCATTGCCAAAACCAAGTATCTGCATTGGTCCTGATATTCTACTTATGGTCTTTGTGAGGCTTTCAGGACTACTTGCCCTGATTACCCCAATAGTTTTGTTCTGATTAAACATTTATGCCTTATGGTGTAACTGATTCAGATATCTTGATAACTTTATCAGCACCGTCAATACCTAGTGCAGCACCAAATACCGTATCTGCTGACATAACCATACCGAACTTAAGTGAGCTATGAGTATCAGAGATTTTGAACTGGCTGCGCGGAGATGCCCAGTGCATAAAGTCAGGAACAAAAGCAATAGCTGTCTTTTCAGTAGCTACAGTTGCTTGTGCTTTAAGACCAGCAGAGTTATCCATTACGATATTCCAACCAAAACGTTGCTGTACAAAACGTCCACCGATTTGTGGTCTATCGCTAGAGCCAACAGAATCTACAGATACTAATGTTTGAGCATCAAGTAGATCTTGGTAGTAACCAGGACTTACTAGTAACCAGCGATTCATTGTAGGAAGGTTAGCTTCATCTGCAATACGGCCAATCTCAGTTAGAGTAGAGGCTGTCATTGTAGCTGCAACCAAGTCTTCAGCAGCAGGTACGATGCTATAAAGATGGCTGTTGATTTGATCAGCAACTTCATAAGCCATAGTCTGTCGCAAAACGTCAGAGTTAGGATCTACTTTAGAAAGAAGAGCTACGGTATCGCAGAACTCACGGCTAGAAACAGCACGTTTATTGATGATTAAATCAACTGTAGATAGTGTTTGAGCTACAGGAGTAAATGAACAAGCATTATCATTAGCAGCTACTCGGTCGATATCAAGCAATTGACCTGTCTTAGCATCATAGCTATTGATGTGAGCACGGTCATTACCTTGGTTAAACACTGCATCATAAGAGCGGTCTACTAAAGAGACTAAAGGGTGCTGTGCTCTTAGCTCATCAACAAAAAGGCTTGGCCAAGTTTCACTGATTGCACTTACTACATTTTCTAATTCTGTTACTGCCATTATAATCTCCTAGTTTCTATTAATTTCAGACTTACGCTTTATGCGTTCGTCGTATGGAAGTTTCTTCCAATCGTCTAAAGATAATTTTCCAGAACTATTTCCTTGAGGATACTTACTAGGAGAAGTTGATGTGGTCTTAGGTTTAATAACTTCTGCAAATTCTTGCGTGAAGAAATCAACAACCTTTTTAACAGAGTGAGAATCAGGCTCTCCAGTTTCAGGGTCTAGTAGAATATCATCTACTGGAACGTGAATTAGGAACTTGGAACTCACAAGCTGACCTGGAAGTGCATCTTTAAAAGCATTAAGCTTTCGTGCTGTATTCCACTTATCTTGTTCGCCATTAAGTTTTAAAGTTAGCTCTTCAACTTTGGTTAAGGCTTCTGTGTTCTTAGATTTGTAGAACTCTAGCTGCTCTGAAAGCTTGCCATCTTGCTCTAGTCTCTCTAATTCAGATGCTTCACTCTTAGCTAGTAAGCTATCTCTTTCCTCTTGAAGCCGCTTTTTCTCACCGAGAAGTTTTCTGTGGGTTTCATAGGATACTCGTTGTTCCTTAGTCTCATTCTCAGAATGATTGTCTAAGTCTCCACTGGAGTTTTGTTGTTCTGTCATAATTATACCTTTATTTGGTGGTTAAATGTCAAACACTCTTAGCGCTTGATTTTATATAATCTGATATTTGCTCTGTAATCGTTGCTATCTCTGTCTTTGAGAGGTTTAGGTATGATCTACCCTGAAGCCTTTGCCAGTCAGCTTTCTTTTGATTCTTAAGGCCTTTAGGATTAATTAGTATCTGTGCCTTGCCTCCTGTGCCTGCCTTTACGCTGGTTACTTTAGTAGCTGCTAGCATCTGACCAGTCAGAGTTAGGTTTGACTTTGAGGGACTGGTATCAGAGGAAAGCCTAGCAAATCTTCGCCTAAATTTAATGTAGCCGCCCGACAGAGGCTTAAGCTTTCTTTTGTTGCCTCCTGAATTAGGTACTCCAAAGCCTGACTTGGTTCTTGTTAATAGCAGACCAAGCGCAGTGCTTCCTACCTTGCGTAGCTCACTAAGAGTTAGCGGCCTTGAGAAGTTTCGCTGCAGCTTATTAACTACTTTTGTTATGTCATTAATTGCTGTCATCTAGTGCATCCATTAAGGTTTCAAGGTCTTTGTTTGAGATACCCAAGAAGGGTCTAGCTTTTTTAGGGTTAGGAGACCTTCCATAGCTTCCTATTTGATTACCCTCTACTTTACCGTTTATCTTATCGCCTTTATCATAGCCGATAGTTATAGAGCCTGACTTTTGAGTCAGTAGCTTCATGCTCTCTAGCATCTCGGTAGATAAGGTTAGATCAACAAAAGAGCTTCCTTTCTTCTTTGCGTAATCTTTTGTGTAAGGCTTATTTGATAGAGAATAGTTTCTACCTGTACCGGGCCTAAAGCCAGTACCGTTTTGTGTTCTAAGCCTAATGAAGTTTATTATATCCTCTGATAGTTCTATTCTCTCAGAAGGGCTCAGGTCTTTAGGTACTTTGATTACTGTCTTCTGCTGTGAAGCCATCACCTACCC